AACGTTCGCCTTCAAAAGGTTCTCTCCAATGTTCTAGATCACAACCTCTATACACTAACATATCTCCAGGTTTTAAATTTATTTTTATACCTTTATCTTTAGTAGGACTATATTGTTGAACTTGAAATTTTCCCATTTTAGGTCCAAAAACATAACCTGCTTTAGAGTTAAGATTTAAATATATAGGCCAATTGTCACCACCTAAATTTAAAGTAGTAGATATCTCACATTTATCTCTATCTTTGTGTCGTTTTAATTCATCACCTTTTTTATAAACTCTAGCATAAGAATAATTAGGAGTTAATTTCATTTTAGTTATTTTTTCCATGAGAGGTTGCAGTTTTAATAATAAAGTTTCTCCAGCTGCATCTGCGTAAATAGAATATGTATTAGGAACCTGTTGATTTTCTTTTTCATAATAACCAAGTATATCTTCAAAAGGAGAAATGTATCTTTCTTTTAAACAAGTATCATAAACTTGTTTTCTTATTAAGAAATAATTATAAACAAATATAGCTAAATCTTTTGATATAGCTTTTCTTATAATTGCATATTTGTTTTTTTTAAAGTCCATTTATGTTCCTTACAATTTCTTTAGGCAAAGCTTGTATATTAAAATGAATAAATCTAAAAGGTTCTATGCCACAATCAATACTAAATTGATGTTGTAAAAAAGCTGGAAATAAAATTAAAGTGCCAGGACTAGGTTTATAATTTATTATAGGGTTAGCAAAAGATAGTTCTTTAACATCTTTTAATGGCAAGTCAGACATTAGCTTACCTGTTCTAGGATCATGGAACACTGGGAATGATGTTTTATCAGAACACTTTAAAAAATAAAAAGCACTAATGTGACTGTTGTAATGAACATGTCCTTCATGATGACCACCACCATTTTTTGCAAATTCTTGAACCCACATCTCATTAGTAACAAGTATATAGTTTTTTAAATCATATCCCATATGATCTAAAATAGCCTGTGCTTCTTTTTCAACATGTAGTTTTATTTCTTCAAATTCTAAAACATTGAGTAAACTAGTAGAATGATGAGACAATCCAAAATCTCCTATTTTTTTCTTAATAATTTTTTCTCTTTCTTTTATATTTTTTTTATTAATTTTTTTAGACTTCTCTATAAAATTATCTGAAGCTTTATTAAGTTTTTTTACCCACTGTGGTATTTGTAAAGTATACACAGGCGTTGAAAAAAAATTATTAAATTCTAAATCTTTCATTTATATGGGTATCCTAAATTCCATATCACAAGAGAATATCTAGTTCCTTGAGTTACAGGCATAACTCTATGACGTAAAAAACTAGGAAACACAACAATAGATCCTCTTTTTAAAATTTGTCTGCAAGTAACTATATTTTCTTTTTTCTTTTTTGCTGGATTGTTAAAATCAAATTGTAGTTCTCCTCCGTAATAATCTTCTGGATGAGACAAAGAACAAGTAACAGATAATTTTCTTATTTTACCATTTGTTGGATCATCGCTTTCTCTCATATAAGGTTTATCAGCAGCATCAATATGCCAATCATAAAATTGATTTAATTTATATTTTGTAAATTGACAGCTTTCTGACCAGTCCCAATCAAAATTCCAACCTGCAGATTTATTTGCTTTATGTATATAAGGTTGTATTTCTTTATATATCCATCTATCATCTAACCAAGTAATATTTGAGTCTCTTACTTTTTTTAAATCTTTAATTTCAGTCTTAGAAAGATCTTCTTTATTATGTCTTGCAATCGTACCTAAACTTTCTTTCTTTTGTTTAGCATACTCTATGACATGATCACAAAATCTAGGTGTTAAAACACCAGTAAAATACCAATAGTAGTTTTTTAAATTCATGCTTTTTTCTTTTAAAAAAATATAATATATATCTTTAAAAAAGTCAAAGTATAAGTTATATTAAAGCAGAATGTTAGAAATAAAACAACACCTAGAAAGGTCTATATCTCAACCTATATTTTTTTTAGAGTTTAAAATTAAACTAAAGCCAAAATATTTTATAGATAAAATAGAGGAGGGGATTGAAGATCGTGATAATTTAAGTTTTAAAACTAACGTCATGGGTGAAATGACTAGTTACACCTGGTTCAATCGAGATAAAAATTTTTTAGATATAGTTCAAAAAGGACTAGACTATATTGATAGCACTAATCTTCATGAAAAATTACCTAAATGTTTATTAAAAGAATCTTGGGGTGTAAAGACAGGGTACAGAAATAAAATTAAAAAACACGATCATTGGGGAGCTCGTATATCTGGAGTTTTGTATTTAAATAATAGTAAACAAAATTTATTATTTCCTCAATTAGATATAGAGGTGAAACCAGAGGTGGGTAAACTAGTTATGTTTACCTCAATATTAAAACATCAAACTAAGCTCCAATATAATAATGAAAAAAAATATGCTATTGCTTTTAATATCTTTGACGATTTAGAATATCCAACATGAAATATTTTATAGAACCATTATTTAATATTGAGTTTTTTAAAATTAAATCGTGTTTTTGGAAACGTAAAAAAAGATTGTTAAATAACGTCTTAAAAAAACATCCTGAAGATCCTGTTCTTGATTTCTACAGTAATAGAGATAAAGCAGATTTTATTAAAGAATTTTTAGAAATATTTAAAGAGGAGTTTAAATTAATCTCAACTAAATATAATTCTAAAATAAAGTTAGATAGAATATGGTCTGTGACTTATAAAAAAAATCAATTTCACGTGCCTCATAATCATGGCTCTACTGGGTATGCTGCTATTCTTTATGTTGATATGAATAAAAAATCTCCTGTAACTACATATATTAGACCATGGAATAATACTGAAACAGATAAAACTGTTTTCTGTAGTCCACCAGTAGAAGAGGGAGATTTAATGATAGTTCCTCAATTTTTGATGCACTTTACAAATCCTAATAAAACATCCTTTAAAAAAAGAATCGTATCATTTGATTTTCACTTAATTTAAGCATATAAAAAGGGCTATATTTTTAAGCAAAAGCGAGTATAGTAATCTCATGTTACAAAAGATAGGCTTTCAACCAGGTATTAATAAACAAATCACACCCACAGGAGCAGAGGGACAGTGGACAGATTGTGATAATGTTAGGTTTAGATATGGAACTCCTGAAAAAATAGGTGGTTGGAATCAACTTGGTAACGAAAATGAAAATGAATTAACTGGTGCCGGTAGAGGTCTTCATCACTTTGTTAATAGTTTAGGTAGAAGATACGCTATAATTGGCACAAATAGAATTTTATATGCATACTCTGGAGGTGTGTTTTATGACATACATCCTATTAAATCTACAACAACTCTTACAAGTGCGTTTAGTACGACTAATGGATCACCAACTGTAACAATTACTTTTCCAACAGGTCATGGTATTGAACCACAAGATATTATTTTATTAGATAATTTTACAAGCATCACAGGATCTGATTTTGGTTCATCTGATTTTGATGATAAAAAATTTATGGTAACATCAGTTCCTACGACTGAAACATTAACTATAACAATGCCATCTAATGAAACAGGATCTGGTGCAACCACATCTGGAGGAATTAGAGTTCAACATTATTTTACTGTTGGATCTGCCGTTCAAGAAAAAGGTTTTGGCTGGGGTCTTGGATCTTGGGGTGGTGAAGCTTCATCTGCTGTTACAACAACTTTAAATGGAGCTTTAGGTGATAATGCTTTTGGAACAGGTGGATCTGGAACTTCGATTGTTTTAGCGGATGCTTCTCAGTTTCCAAGTTCAGGCACAAATTTTATTAAAGTAGGAACAGAAGAAATATCTTATACTGGTATAACTAGCGGTACAACTTTAACAGGAATTACAAGAGCTGTTAGAGGAACAACAAGAGCAGCACACAGTGATGGAGCAACTGTAACAAACACATCTGATTTCGTTGCATGGGGTGAGGCAGCGTCTGGTGACTTAGTATTAGAACCTGGTATGTGGTCATTAGATAATTTTGGTGATAAGGCAATTTGTTTAATTCATGATGCTGAAGTATTTCAGTGGGATTCATCTTTATCAAACGCTACGACAACTAGAGCAACTATTATTACAGGTGCACCAACAGCATCAAGACACATGGTAGTATCTACACCGGATAGACACTTAGTATTTTTTGGAACAGAAACAACCATAGGCACTAAAGCTACACAAGATGATATGTTTATTAGATTCTCTGATCAAGAAGATATTAACACTTATACACCTACGGCAACCAATACAGCTGGTACACAGAGACTGGCCGACGGATCACAGATCAGAGGAGCGATTAGAGGTAGAGATGCAATTTATGTTTGGACTGACACAGCATTATTTACACAACGTTTTGTTGGTCAACCTTTTACGTTTGCCTTTTCACAAGTTGGAACTAACTGT